CTTCCTTCAAAAATTATTATGAAAATAACTGCTTTATTTTCTCTCTCTTTTATGGATAGAGAGATCCCTTGATAGATTATGACTGCGTCGCCACAGTTTTCGCCTAACTACTTTCACAGGCATTAGATCAATCTACGACATTTTAAAACCATTCGTCATATTCTGAGACGCTATCTATGTCATCCAATTCCAAAGTAATATCCTGGTAACCACGATCAAAAATATTACGCTTCTGCAAGTTCTCCCAAGTCGGGAACCCCGAGCGCAAATCCTCGATCGTAATTCCATGTTGACGCATCTTTCGTATATCATGTCGATCAACCCGATCTATAAGCTCATCAGCCGATACATCAATACCAGATCCTACAACTCTCTTATTAAGATGCTTATAGAACAGACGGAGAGAAACATAGGCATCACGATTAGATCCATGAGTACCATAAACATGTCCCAAAATCGATAACATAGTGTCCATAATATCACGATTCTTTGGCTCCCGCCCCCAAACCGCACGAGCTATGTACTCTCGTGTTTCTCGATAAGGGAGAAAAATGGATTGTCCTTTACTCTTATTTCGATTAATAACCGAGTAATGGCGGAGGAAGATCATGCCAGGTTCACCAATAATCCAACCAGAAGATTCACGAGAACAGAATGGGATTCCATCTCTGACGTCTCTAAGTTCAACGTCAAAGCATTCCGCTAAAAATTTTGCAAACAATTTAGCAGAAAAATAGGTAACACCTAAGCCCTTACCCTTGTTGTAAACATGGTCGTCCCCATAGACAATAAGCTTTATGATCTTTATAAACTCCTCTTCCAACAGTACATTATGCTCAGGCGGTGCGTTTAAAATTTGATGCACACAAAACAAGCAAAAATACAAAGCCATAACCCAAGAATCCATATGAGAGGTGTTATAACATCCAGAGGGAACACCTCCTCGCTGAATGCACCAAGCATCCCCAAAGAACTGGGTAATACGAGCAACAATCGCTTTGATGAGTTGTTTTATAATCTTTCTCTTCATCTCATAGTCCTCAGATCGAGGATCCTCATGAACGAGCATAGAACTATAATAAAGATTGACAAAAAACGCTTTAACACGCATATCAAACTTATCAACGTCCCCGTCACACAATAAGGCTTCAAAGCAATCAGAAAGACCAATTCCCAAGCACTCAGCTATCATATCCATCCCTCCCCGAGACCACTTATGACCAATGCGAATACAAGCTCCCCGCTCTTTTAACATTCGAATCTTGGAAACTAGCCTTTCCAAGATCACAAAACTTGAGGAGGGTATAACAAAAACTCGACACTTATCTTTAAATTTCTGCCACTTTTCATCACTATATTGCTTGTCAAAAGTGTAAAAGATCTCACTCTTAGGGGTAACAACCCAATACACAGGAATATCCTTTCCTTCTCGAACAAAACGGAGGAAGATGTCCAAATCAAACCCATGCATCTCATATTTCTTACCATACGGTGAGACGCAAACCTTTGAAGTAAGGGTTCGAATTTCTCTAACCTGACCCTTATTAGCGCCAGCTGACGACCCAAGATACATTCCAAGAAGGTCATCCTCCACCGAAATACGCGAAGGAATCTTCTCAAAGACTTTAACCCCAAGTAAACGATACAAATGACTCATAGTCAAACTCAGATTTCTCAAAACAATCTTCCCTCGTGCATTAATCAAATGAGACTTCTTGTTCTGCTGCAAAACTGTGTACAAGTACTTCAACGGATAAAGGTCAGATCGAGCATACGTATACACAGGACGTCCATTTATCTTACCAAACGCCTGCCTCCACCTCGATTCACGACGAAGGAT